CTTCGGCACCCAGTCCGACGCCCTGTTTCTCCTCATGCTCCAGACCATCATGGGGGAGATCGAAGAGGTCATCAACTCGAAGATCATCCCCAGGTTCATCGACTGGAACTTCGGCTCCGGTAGATACCCGAAGTTCCAGTTCGGGTCCCTGTCCCAGGAGCAGAAGACCGCGATGCTGGAGCTGTTCAAGACCCTCTCGGTCGCCGGGCAGTCCCTGACCATCCGCCCTGAGGTCGTCCACGAGCTGGAAAAGCAGATCTCGGAGGAACTGGGTCTGGAAATCGACTGGGACACCATCGAGGAGGAGATGGCCGAGGAGAAGGCCCGCGCCCTGGAGCAGGAAGCCCTCATGGCCGAGGAGCAGGCCGCCCAGACCGAGGCCGCGGCAGCGGGGGTCCTGCCCGGGGCACCCGCCCAATCCCTCGCCCCCGGGGCACCCGCTGCGGCACCGACCCCACCGGACATCCCCGCGTCCCTGGTCCCGAAGGGCTTTACCCTGTCTGCGGTAGACCCGGCGGCGGTGGCCCTCACCGAGCTGGCCGCCGAGCTGCTCGGCGACGCCTACGACCTGATGGCCCTCACCCGGGGTGTGCCCGGCACGGGGGGACCGAAGTTTGTGCGGACCCTCGCCGGTGCCAAAGCCTACGGGGTTCCGGTCGGCACACCCATCACCCGGGACATCGCCGAGCGGACCGCGAAGCACGGCATCAAAGGCAAGCCCTACGGGGCCGGTGCCCGCCCCGCATCGAAACTCACCGAGACCGGGGTCGGACCCCGGGACACCGGTAAGGGGGACACCTCCGGACGCCGGGAGGTCCTCGGCGGCGGTAAGGGTGCCGAAGCCCAGAACCCGGGGGGTGTGGTCACCAAACCCGACAGTGCCATGCCCGAGCCGAAACGGACCCTGACCCACCCGGACGCCCCCGGCGCTCAGCTCCTCGACTTCGGTGACGGCACCATCGCCCTACGCGATTCGAAGGGGCATGTGTCGGCCCGGCAACGCGCCCAGATCGACGATTTCCTGAAACTCGGCTGGATCGCCACCCGCCGGAAGTCGATCACGACAACGGAGTCCTCCACGAAGGCCCCGGCTCCTGAGAAGAAGACCAATGCATGACGGTTTCCACGAAACTTCTCGCGACGATCGAAGCCAAGGTCCGTGCTTCCATCGACGCACAACTGCGGGCGTTCACCAGCACCTACATGGTGGCCTACCAGACGGCTGTCGCTGACACCCCCCGCGCCGCCGGGGTCCAGATCACCAGTCGCGCGGACCTCAACGCGGCGATGACCGCTGCCCTCACCGAGGCGCAGACCACCGTGGAGGCCCACGTCCGCGCCGGGTGGCTGGCCGCCAGCGCCCTGGCGCTGCACGACGACGCGGGCACCTACACCACCGATGTGCGGGCACTGACCGAGACGGCGTTTCTCAAATCCGTACTCGACGACATCGGTAAGGCGTTCGCCGTCGCCGCCCTCGTCATCGTCGCCATGGTCCGCGACAGCCACGACCGCAGCACCGACATCGTGCCCGCCTCAGCCCGCCTGGCACTCATCCGGCAGGCCGTGGACGGTGCCGTCCGCCGACTGACGGTCAGCACCAACGCCGCGACCTCCGTCGCGGTCCACCGGGGCTACACCGACATGCAGCTGGCCATGCACGCCGCGTTCGGGGAAACCTACCTCGGGTGGAGGAAACGGTGGGTGACGACCTCAGCGGAGCCCTGCCCCGCGTGTATCGCCCTCGACGGCACCACCGTCGGGGTTGATGAGTCATTCGACGTGGACGCGACCGCTGATCCGACGTTCACTCCACCCCGGGTCTATCAGGATCTTCTCGGCCCACCCCGGCACCCCAACTGCAAATGTCGGATCATCATCGAACCGTCACTGGCTTCCGTGCAGCTGCGCACCAGGGTTGCTGCGAAAACACCGGGCGGGTACCGGTGGTTGTCGGCCCAGGAGATCCGACGCATGCCCGCCCACCGTTTCACAGCACTGCTCATGTTCCTGGAGACCACGGTCGCCCGTATCCAGAATCTCCTTAAGAAGATCCGCAATGGCGAATGAGTTGACTCGACAAGAAAAGAAGGTCAACACCACCACTGCACCCCCGGTCGCCCGGCCCCCGCTGACCCGGTTGCACTATCGTGCTGACACCCCCGACGTTTACGCCGTCGCCCTCACCCGGCTCGTCCGGCACGCCAGGGAATCCTCTGACGATTTCAGTTTCGGCCCGGTCAGGGTCGCGGACTGTATCCGGGACGGACTTACTCTCACCGGCCCCGATCTCACCGGCCCGGTGGGGGTCCTCGCTGCGATAACGGGCCTGGCCCAGGTCGACGTTTGACCGATAACACAGTCATGGCCGACGAACTAGTCATCGTGCCGTCCGACGGTGACGGTTACGTATCTCTTGCCCGCACCAAGACGGGGCGTCTGTTCCGTAAACACCTGCTCAACTTCGGCGATCTGAAGCACCCGGTCACCGGTGCCACGATCACCATCGACGACAGTTTCGCGAAGAAGCTGAAGAAGAACTTCGACGACTCTGTCTGCGACATCGTCCAGGTACCCCTGGCCAACGCCAAGAACGAACACACCGAGGACCCTGAGCGGAACATCGGTGAGGTCGTCGACGTGGAGATCAAGGACAAGAAGGTCTACGCGATCCTCGACGTACGCGACGAGAAGCACGCGTCGAAACTCGGAAAGACCTATCTGGGTGCGTCGGCGATGATGCACCTGGACTACGTCAACACCAAGACCGGTCAAAAAGTTGGCCCGACACTCCTCCACGCGTGTGTCACCAACCGTCCGTATGTGACCGGCCTCGATTCCTATGAAGAGGTTGTCGCGGCTACGTCCGATACATCAGAGCGAGCTGTACTGCTCACCACCGACGTGGTAGACGCACCAATCGAGGAGAAGACCGTTATGCCAGAGGCGCCGAAGACCGCAGAGACGACTCCGGCGAAGCCGTCTCTGGAGGAGATGCTCACCGCACTGAAGACCGACCACAACATTGACGTGGTCGGGCTCCAGGCCAAGGCCGCCGAGGGCGTCCAGGCCACGGCACTGTCGAAGACCCTTGTCGATGCCCTCACTGAGGCCGGTGTGGTCAAGTTCGCCGCCGGTGACACCGCCACGACGGTCACCGGTGAGGACATGGTCGGGGCTATCACCGAACTGGCCACCAAGAACGTGGAGCTGTCCAAGCGGGTCAACTCGCTGGAGCGGACCACCGCTGAGACCGAGGTCCAGACCCTCGTCGACGAGGGCCGGGTCATGCCGTCCCAGAAGGCCGGTTTCGTGGAGCTGCGGCTGACCAACCCCACCATGTTCGACACCCTCGTTCCGGCGGAACCGATCGTGAAGATGAGCGCGGAGTCCGGTGTGACCCCGCCGAAGGACGACGCCCACGTCAAGGATGTGGACACCGAGGTTGCCCGACTGTCGGCCCTGCTCGCCCCAGTCACCAAGTAACACGACCGCACACAGGCCAGCAGAGCCAGAGAAAGGCAACCGGGGGACATGACCAGTAACCTGTACCAATTCATCCCAGTTCCGGGATTCACTCAGGGGTCCACCACCGCTGACCCGGAGATCCTGTACTCGACCGCAGCGCACACCCAGAAGGGTGTGACCGTCGCCTCGGGTCAGGGTGTGCTGCCGGCGGGGACCTTCGTGGGACGCAAGACCTCAGACCACAAGTACTACGCCTACAACAACTCCGCGCAGGACGGCACTGAGGTGTGCCGGGGTGTGCTCCGCCGGGGTGTTGACACCACCAGTGGCGATCAGCTTGCCAACATTGTGGTGATGGGCATCCTGAAGTTGGACATGATCTCGGGCTACGGCCTGGACTCCGCCGCCCTGACCGACCTCGGTGCGGTGACCGACTCGATCCGGAACACCTTCAAGTTCTAAACCGCCACGGCGGTTTTAGTTATGTCTACGCCGCGTCTGTCCTTGGTCCGGGGACAGACGCGGCGTACTGACTGTCAGGGGTATCCCATGCACGACGACGAACAGCTCCCAGACACCCATGAGTCATGGCCCCGCACTGTCGGGGTGATTGTCGGGGTCCTATGTGTTCTCGGGGGGCTTGTTTTTCTCATCGCCGCTATCGCCTAACACGGTTATGCACAGCCTTTCACGGGTTGGTAAAGCACCGAACCGATGAAAGAGACGTAGGCCAGCCAGGTGATCCCCCGGGAGGCGCAGGCCGGGCTCCGACAGGAGTCGCCGACATCGAAATAGCCACTCCGTGAGGAGAAGTCGTGCCGGAGATCAGCCTCCTTGAGCCCATGGTGCTCAGGGGCGTCGTCGAGAAGTTTGTGTCCCCCGAGACGCTGGTGATGCTCGGGCGCCTCCCCCAGACCCCGTGGCCGTACCCGTCTGTGACCTGGGATGTCATCCGTGGTTCGCGGATGGTCGCGAAGCCGAACGTCCCCAACAGCGAGGCACACATCGTGTCCCGGCTGGGCCGCTCGCAGGAAAGCGCGGCGTTCGTCTACCTTCGTGAGAAGAAGGTCTTCGAGCCAACCACCCTGCACTGGTTGCGGACTCCCGGTGAGATCGCCGCGACCAACGCCGAGAAGGCGGTTCTGCGGGAGATCGCAGACCTCAACCAGCGGTTCGACAATTTCGCGGAGTTCATGATCTGGGCCGCCCTGACCGGCACCCTGACCCTGGATTATCCGGATGTCGTCGCCACCGTCGACTACAAGCTCCCCGCCAGCCACAAGCCGAACCCGGCTGCGTCGTGGGCCTCGGCCACGCCGACGCAGATCGTCGCCGACGTGCGCGCCTGGAAGCGGCTCATCGCCCGCGACGGCCGCGTTCCGGCCCGTGAGGCGTTCGCGACGGAACTCACCCTCGCCTACATCTTCACATCGTTCGCCTCCACCGGGAACGCCGGCCTGAACTTCGAGGGCGCGGCACTGCTGTCCGACCGGATGAAGGACCAGTACTTCTCCCAGGGAACCCTTCCGGGGTTCATGGGTCTGGACTGGAAGACGGTCGAATCGGTGTACGACACCGACGCCGGTGTCTCCACCCTCTTTGTTCCCGACAACGCCCTGTTCATCGGCAACTACACCGACCAGCGGCCCATCGAGCTGATGATCGGCCCCACCGCCGACGACGAGGCACCGGACGGGTTCACGGGCAAGTACGCCAAGACCTGGAAGGACAAGGACCCGTCCGCCCGGCAGTACCTGCTGGAGTGGAACCTCCTGCCGGTGATCACCCGGCCGGAGCAGATGGTCTACGTCGACGATGTGACCGCACCGTAACCACGAGCCTGCCGCCACGGGGGACTGGCCTGACCGGGCTGGTCCCCCGTGCGCTGTACAGATGGGGAACTGTTGGTGAGCGACAACGAGGCCGCGTCGCCGGCACCGGCCGACGGTCTGTCGGACATCCTGTCAGCGTTACACCGGGAAACCACCCGCGACGCGCTACGGCTGAAACACACCGAACGTCACCGGGTCAACCTGCTCGTGGTCCACGCCCTCACCGCACTGGTCATCGCACCCCTGTTCGCCGCCAGCGGGGACTTCATCACCGGACCGACCTGGCGGGCCCTCCAGATCATCCCCGGGTTCCCCCTCACCATGTGCGCGGTGCTGTGGGCCGGGGGTGTGCTGCTCCTACCGGCGGCCCTGCTGCGCCAGCACCGGTGTGAGACCGCCGGCCTGGCGCTCATCTGTTTCTGGTACGCGGTCATGGCCCTCGGGTTCCTGATCCCCACCCTGGGCTGGGTGACCCACTGGACGGGTGACTACCTCCACGGACGCCACAGCCCCCCGGAAAGTGTGGCCTTCTACCCCTGGATGGTGTACCTGCACCCGGCCGTGCTCATGCTCGTTCATTTGCGCTCCCTGTATACCAGCAGACACGACATCAGATGAATTGATTGCGAGGCCCGATGAACGCCGCCGTTGTCGTCGCCGCTCTGGGACTGGCGGGGGTCGTTTTATCAGCTGTTCTGTCCTACCGGACCTCACGACAGGTCAACACCGCCGCTTTGGAGGCATCACGTGTGGCAGAACGCCAGGTCGACGGTGAAGCCTACGCCCGGAGCCAGGGCTTCTACGAGAAGCTCTTGAGCGAGGCCGACAGGCACCTGGACCGTTTACGCACCCAGATCCAGTTGCTGGGCGAAGACCTGGAGCGGGTCAGTAAACAACTCGCCGACGAACAGGCAGCCAATGACCTTCTCCGCTGCCAGGTCCGGCAACTGCACGAACGGGTGAACGCGATGGAACGCCAGGCTCAAGCACTGATCCCCGGGCATGACCCGGACGAACAGACGTAGACGCCTATCACTGCCCTGGTGTAGGGAATCTTGGCGGTCAGCGGTCTGTCCGATGAGATAGCCATGCCGACCGACTCAGCAGCAATCGGCTCAGGTCGTGGGGTCACCTACGAGTGGGAGCAATACATCGTTGAGGTCCTCGACCGGGTCACGACTCTTGAGACGTACGGCACCGGTACTGAAGGACCCCAAGGGCCTGCCGGCCCCACCGGCGCGACAGGAGCGACCGGGCCCGCCGGCGCGACAGGAGCGACCGGGCCCGCCGGCCCCACAGGCGCCACCGGCGCCCAGGGCCCGCAGGGTGTCCAGGGCCCCGCAGGAGCGACAGGTGCCGCCGGCGCAACCGGGGCCGCAGGCGCCACCGGCGCCCAGGGCCCGCAGGGTGTCCAGGGCCCCGCAGGGGCCGACGGCTCTGACGGTCTGGGGCGCTACCGGGGTACCTGGACCTCAGGAACACCGGGTGACGGGCTCGGTTCCTATGTCGCCTACGACATTGTCGTGTACCTCGGGTCCACCTACTGGGCCAATGTCACCCCCACCACCTCGGACCCGCCGCACGACAACGCCCAGTGGGATGTGCTCGCCCAGGCCGGCGTCGACGGTGCCGACGGCACCTCAGGGGTGTCGTTCACCTACCAGGGCGGATGGGTCTCCGGGACCCCGTACACCATCGGCCAGTTCGTCACCTATGACAACGACCTGTACTACTGCAACGGCAACATCGAAAGCTACACGGCCCTGCCGCCCAACGACGCCGGGTGGAACCTCGGCCTCCAGGGCTCCGCATCGGCGGGCATGCTCCCCGGCCAGGCCCCCTACGCCTCACTGAAGGCCACCGGCTACAGCTTCCCCATCTCCGCAGGGGCCGGCACCGCGACCTCGGTGTCCGCGAACTCCGTGGTGTGCGCCCCCCTGTGCATCCCGTGGGCCACCACCGCTGACCGGATCGGTGTGTACGTCCTCGCCGGTGCCACCAACGCCCTGTGGCGGCTGGGGATCTACTCCGACTCCGGCAGCGTCTACCCCGGGGCGAAACTCCTTGACGCGGGCACCATCGACGCCGGCACGGGCAACGCCAACACCTTCCAGGAAATCACCATCGACCAGGACCTGACCGCCGGCCTGTACTGGGTCTGCGGGAAGGTCGTCACCGCCTACGGGGCGGTCCGGGGCGCCACCGGCCCCACCTGGGGTGTGGTCCCCACCGGTGCCACATCGACCGGGGACATTGTCGGCGGTTATCTGTGCACCTACGCGTCCGAGGGACTCCCGGACAACTTCACCGCCTACGCCGGTTCGGGATTCGGGTGCGTCAACAACCCACCCAGGGTGGGACTGAGGACCACGGGCTGATGAGCACCACCTATGGCACACTCCTGGAAACCTACTCATATTCGACAGGTGGCTACGCTATCTGTGAGGCGGCGCGGCTGGAATTCCAGAATGCGCAGATCGCCACGGCGAGCCTGCTGCGCAACGCGCCACTCATCGCCTGCGTCGGGGACATGGTGCCCCCGGACACGTCAACAAACCGCGACCAGCTGGAAGGCGACGCCATCTCCGGCCGGTTCAAAGACGTATCCGACCTCATCATCGCCTCCCATTGCACCTACTTCCTGAACGTCGGCGACGGGGAGCAGGGTGTCGGTGAGCTGGTCGAACTCCAGCACGGCTACGCCCAGACCTACGGGCGGCTCATGGGCCGGACCCTGCCCACCCCCGGGAACCACGAATACATGCAGGAAGGCGCCGACGCCTACTACGAGTATTTCGGGAACCGGGCCGGGGTTCCCGGGCGCGGCTACTACGGGGTGAACGTCGCCAACTGGCGGATCTACTCCCTGAACACCAACTCCGCATCCTATGTGGCCCCGGCGTCAGACCAGATGCGCTGGTTGACCGCCGACCTGGCTGCCCACGCGAGCAAACCCAAGATGGTGTCCTTCCACCACCCCCGGTGGACCGACGGGGGAACCTCGGTCACCGACGACCCGAACATGGACTACCTGTGGCAGGTCCTCACCGCTGACGGCACCGTCCAGATGACCCTCAGCGGCCACGAC